GTTTGAAACGGTTGAGATGAATACCCAGTGTACAAATTTCCACCATTAATGTTTTGACTAAGCGATTTGATCTGGCCAGGTGATAGTGCACTAATATTTGCGGTAGTTAGTGTAACCGGATTGTGATAATTAAATGACCCCAACCCTTGACTAGCACTGGTTATAGTAACAGTATTACTTAATGATTGATAAGGATTTGTGCTCATTGTTCCCATTTGATTTCCTAAACTGTTATATCTTCCATACCCGCTGTACGCAGGCGTACAATATGCCCCATTTGCCATTGTTTAGCCTCTAGTCCTTTCATAATACCTAACCAACGATTACGCAATAACGCAACATCATTAATAATAGTTTCAAAGTCAACAACTTCTTGTTCACCATCAACATACTTTTCAGCAGTTCTATCAGTTAATGCTCTGTTGTAGGCTTCTAAATATTTTTGAAAATGTTTTCTACGAATCTTACGTAGTTGTATGTGTAGATAATTTAACACAGCCTCAATTTCTTGAAGCTGGTTAAATCTGTTTTCAGTCATGCCAGGTAAACTGGCAATTAGTTTTTCAACATTACCTGATACCTTTACATCAGCCTTAGCAGATATAAGTTCGTTATCATAGTAAGTCATAAAGTCGGGTATTTCGCTTAGGTCGTTACATACCCGTGTATACCAGTTTGACATTTACCACTCACCGTCTTCGTCATCACCATCTTCGTAATCTTCTTCATCATCAACATCATGCTCATCGGCATAATCTTTCAGAGCGGTACTGATATCCTTATCTCTAAAACTATCTTTAATGTCTTCAACTTCAAAGTTAAGGTCTATCAATAAATTCACTAATGAATCGGCAGCATCGGTGCGCTCACTTAAATCAATATGGTCACGCAATGCGTCCCAAATATCTGACGCTAAACTTAAACTCATTCTGATACCTCCTCAGCGACCTCTTCTGTTACTACTGTTTTTGTTGATTTGTTAGCAAATTCAGTCATTACTTTATCTAAGCAATTACCTTCATTACTTTCCCAGCCCTTACGGAACATCTTTAATACTTCACCGTCTTCGGTAATGTAACTTAAACGATTACCTTCTTTAGTTAATAATCCTGCTTTTTCAAACATATCAAGTAATCCGCTATAAGGATTCATACCTGTTTCATAAGGAATCTTAACTTGTAGTGTTTCAAAAGGTTTTGCGTAACGTGTTTTCATAATTTTACAAGCAGCACGAATGCCATTTACTTCACTAGTTTTGTTACCGTCTTCATCTTCTTTCAACTTCAACTTTTTCATAGCAACTAAAATACTACTTGCATATACGAATCCTTGTCCACCTGATACTTTGTCATCTGGATCAAACATATCCTGACTTGCATATGTATGATTAGTTGCAACCATACCAATATTTAAGTTACCAAACATGTTAACACAATTACGAACAAGTGCAGCTAGTGCTTTAGGCTTACGACCCATATCACCTTTCATATCACCTGCTTCAAATTGATTAACGTCAGTTGGTGTTAGCATCATACCTAAACTATCAATGATGAATAACACTTTAGGTCTATCACCTTCCGGTAGTGTTTTATAATCTGCAACAAATTTTGTAATTGTTTTTGCCACATCATCAATCATAGCCATGTTAAGTTTTAATAACTTAGATTCGCTAGTATCAACACCTAAGGCATGTAGCCATTTTTCATCTAATGCATTTTCCGAATCAATGAGTACCACATAGATACCTTGTTGTTGTGCATGTTTAACCAAATTCCCTGAACAAATATAACTCTTTCCTGAGCCACTTTCACCAGCGAATACAGTAACTTTACCAAGAGGCACGCCTTTGTTAAAATCACCACTAATAAGATAATTGAGTGCATAATTTCCTGTACTGATCCAGTCGGTCGGATCATTAAACCCTATACTAAGGCCCTCAATGCTCTTAGATATATCTTTCCTAAATTTACTTACATCAAATGGTTTTACCATTAAAGTTCCTTTACATTATTTTTTACTATTATACAAGTTAGTTGATTGTTTATCAAGTAACTCGGGACATTTTTCTGCTATAGATTCTATTTCATAATCTTGTGGGAAATGTCTTAATGCAGCCCTTGCTCGGTCACGTACCATACTTGGTACTCTGGGAGTTTTTCCCGGGTCGCATAATTCTTCCAATAGTTTTTTACCTTGCTTTATAGCACGGTATCTTTCGTCAGGTAATGTCATGTTATTCTCCTATATTAATTGAAGGGACATAAGTCCCGTTCAATTAATTACGCACCTGCGTTCTGCTTACGGGCACGAATCATAGATAAAATATCTTGTGCCTTATCGTTAGGAGTAGTCGTTGGAACTATCACCGGTGTAGTAGTTGCTTCTGGTTCATCGTCTTCTACTGTACTCACGGGAGTGGATACTGTTGTGTTCACACTAGGTGTTGCAACCGAAGTACCTGAATTTGATGATTGAGCAGGTTCACCAATGCCATATGGTCTATAGTATGAACCCCAACGCTCTAAGTCGTATGGGCGACCATCTACTGATGCCTCAAACATTTCTTTAATAATTTTTAACTCTGCATCTGTTGGACGCTTTGGTAAAAAGTCAATTAAATTGTATAAACCATTTGCATCAATAGCTGCTAATTCTGCTTCTGTTAAAGAACTTTCTCTACGTGAGAAACTACTTGTAGAATAATCAGCATATCCACCTTTGCTAGTTTTCTTAATGTTAAAATCTAAACCTCTAGTATAATCTGTAGGTAAATCTAACAATTCAGGATCCATCAATGCGGACTTAATGATTGGTATAAGTTGTGGGCTAATGATAAATCTACGAATAGGATTCGCAGGAGTTGTATCACTTGCTATTGGGTTTTGACGTACAAAACCTTGAAAGATATAACTGCGTTTCTTCCAATACTTGTTTGCCATTTCTTTTAGTGATTCATCTTTATACCAAGGACGAACCTCAGCCAAGATTGGGCAACTGTTTGGTACATACATGTCATTGCATGGAACTTGTACTGTAATTTGTTTTACGTTAGGATCGCCCTTTACACCATTGAAAGGTAGTTTGATAACGTTCTTTTCAACCCAGAAGTAAGGGTTATTTGTATCCGCATCAGGTAAGAAACGAATGGTAGCTGTTGTACCTTCATCCATATTCCAATGTGCGTATACTGAGTTATCTGCTTGTTGGTTGCTAGAACCTGTTGACTTGTTTTCTTGTGCTGCAATACGAGCACGAATTTCTGCTAAAGATGCCATAATATAATTTCCTTAAGTTGGTCTTTGTTTTAATATTCGCCACACATAATTATGTGACTAACACTAGAATCAAGTATAACATACTTTTTTCTACTGTCAAGTATATTTATGCCTAATTAGGCAAAATGTTTATTTAATAGGGTAAATTGATAAGTTTTGTTAATCCATTTTCGTAACTTTGGATTAATGATTCTGTTGCAAATAAGGATAATTGATTTGCGTTGCGTTGTTTATATGCGTATACTAGTTTTTTATGAGTAATTTCAAATTTTTCTCTAACCACTTTCTGCGATATAACTGCATGATATTGATACATTAAATGCATATCATCTTCTACCAGTTGACTTAAACCTTCTTCATCAATTATAGTACCCATATCGTTTGGGTATAGTTTTTGATATAAGTGCATAAACTTAGGCAAGTATGTATCTAACCATTCTTTTTCTTCTAATGAATATCTGTTACCATGTACTTTTATATCTTCAGCTAAATGCTCATCAGGTATAGGTAAATTTAATTCTGGTTCTAATTCTGGTTCTGGTTCTAATTCTTTTTCTAAATCTGGTTCGAATTGAGGATGCTTATTAGTAGCAACTGTTTGCCTAGAAGTATTTTGTGCGTTTGATATTGCATCCATGGCATGGTCTTGTTTGCCAATACTACGAATCAATTCCAAATTGTTATTAATTTCATTTTTTGCCTGTTCAATGTTGTCTACTGTATTATCTAAATATTTTTCGTACTGGGTAAGTTTTTCAATCTTATCTTTGTATGATTTAAATAATTCGTTAGTATCTTTATCTAATGCATTAATTTTTTGATCGGCTGTAGATGTTTTTTTATCCATGCTTTCAATTTTATCATTGAGGTCTTTAAATTTAGTTCCCCATTCAGCACGTTGTCTATCGTTACGATTTTTGCTTTTTTGAAATCTTATCTCTTTATTTTCTAACTCTTGTTCTGCTTTTGATAAACGATTCATTGCGTTATCAAACATTTCATCGCTAATGTTTGCATGTTTTGATAGTTGTTGCAATGTAGATTGCATTTTTTCTATGCTTTTATCGTCTCCAAAATTTTTCATCTTTTCAACTTTATCAGCAATCTCTTTAAATTTTTTATCATCAATGCTTGGATTTTTTCTTACATTTTCTAAATCTTTAAGCATAGCTTCAATCTTATCACCGCTTGCTTTTGCTTGTGCTTTTGTTTCAACTCCGGCTGGTCCTAACTTAGCACTTAAGTCTTTTAATCGTTCAACTTCTTGGTCAGTTTGACTTGCTTGTTTTTCGTGGTCATGTAATTCTTTGTTTAATGATTGTAGTGACCTACGCAATTTTTCATTCTCACGTTTTTGACTATTAATAAGTTTGTTTTGCTCATAGTCCATTTTCTCTATATCCGAAAGTTGATCACTTACATATAGTGCTAATGCATTTTCTGGACTTAATTCTGGATGGGCTTTTTGTGCCTTATATGCTACGTCATGTTGTCTTTGTAATGGGCGGTCTGCTTTACCATGAACCTGAGTTCCTAAACGGTTAGAGGTAACAGATTTTGCTTCAACAATACTGTTTGCCCAAGTTTCAAACTCATTAATTTCACGCATTATAGACCTGACAATTTTTTAATTCTATTTAATACTGGTTCAACGCTTTCGTTTGCACCAACTAATTTACCACGTAAACCTTTTTGACTACGTTCAGGTCCACCTAATATATTACCACCTGCACTAACTTTACTAGTTGCACCAAGTTGACCAACTGCTTGTTGTTGTGGTCCAATATCTTCTGCTACGTCTTTAGGTTTCTTATGATGTTTTTTCATATTAATAGCTTTAGCAGCCTGTTGTGCCTTACTACCAGCTTCTGCCACACCTTGCTTTAGACGCTTGCCAGCAATGACTTCAACGCCGTTGATTTCTAAAGGATACCAATCATTGGCGGATAATCTACTAAATAGGTCTTCTATAGAGTCAGCCTTCACTTTCATTTTTGTTGGCTTCTTTAGTGCGTTGCCTTTGTCGAGTGCTACGACTTTGTAAATCTGTTCCGAGCCTTCCGCCACACCTTGTTCAAACATACCAGCTTGGCCACGATGCATTTCTTTTTCACTGATCAAATACTGCATAACGCTGGTCAACATACCTTTGGCAGCGCCCATCTTTTCTGCTACCCATTCAGGAATATCATCGTCGGCACTGATGTTTTTGTTTAGATATACTGCCACACGGTGT